AAGTAAAGTATTTTTATTCTGATACCGAAATGCTTACAACACCATCTAAGGAAGTAAAGATGCCAGATACTGATGTAAGATTTACTCTTGATGGAGATACTCTTGGTAAAGTTAAGCGAGCAGCTTCAGCTCTCGGTCATAGTGAACTTCATGTCTCACCTAGCGGATCCGCAGTAAGTTTAACTGTTACATCCTCCGAAAATTCTACAGCAAATAGTTTCTCTATTGATGTGGAAGGTAGTTCATCCAGTGATAAATACAACTTTATCTTTAATATCTCTAATTTAAAGATTGACCAAGGAGATTATGAAGTAGAGATTTCTTCAAAATTAATTTCAAAATTTACTAACTCAGCGAGTGATCTTATGTATTGGATTGCTCTTGAAAAGACATCAACATACGGAGAATAATAAATGTCTGATAATGAAGATACAAAACGTGCAATGGAACTATTAAATCAAGTTTCTCGTAGCTCTATTGCTATTATTGATACTATCACTCAACGTGGTGGTTTTCGAGGTGAAGAACTTTCCACTATTGGTAATTTGCGTGACCAATGTACACAGGGTGTGCAAATCGTAGAAAGCTGGAAGCAAGAACAAGCTGAAGATTAATTCTTAAGGATAAAACTATATTATGAATAATGATTTTTTATGGGTGGAAAAATATCGCCCAGCGACTATTGAAGATACTATCCTAACACCTAATCTAAAAACAATTTTTAAGAATATTATCAAGACCGGAGAGCTGCCAAATATGCTCTTTTCTGGTACTGCCGGTCTTGGTAAGACAACCGTAGCCAAAGCGTTATGTAACGAATTGGATCTTGATTATATTTTGGTTAACGGTTCAGAAGAAGGTAATATTGATACTCTTAGAACTAAGATTAAACAATTTGCGTCTTCTGTTTCCCTGCAAGGTGGGTATAAAGTAGTTATTCTTGATGAGGCTGATTACTTAAATCCCCAGAGCACCCAACCCGCCTTGCGGGGTTTTATAGAAGAATTTTCTAATAACTGTAGATTTATTCTTACCTGTAATTTTAAAAATAGAATTATTGAACCACTTCATTCACGGTGTTCTGTGTATGAATTCAATACTTCTAAAAAAGATATGGCACCACTAGCTGCTCAAATGATGGCTAGACTTCAGAATATTCTTAAATCTGAGAATGTAGAATTTGAGAATAAAGTTCTTGCTGAACTTATTATGAAATATGGCCCAGACTGGCGGCGTATTTTAAATGAAGCGCAAAGATATTCTATTGGTGGTAAGATTGACTCTGGTATTCTTGTTAATATTGGAGACCAATCTTTTAAGAGTCTTATGGATTTTCTAAAAGCAAAAGATTTTAAGAAAATGCGTTCATGGGTAGTAAATAATATTGATACCGATGCGTCTTCTATCTTTAGAGGAATCTATGATAGAATGTCTGATTCTGTGAAACCACAATCTATTCCTCAAGTCGTTCTCATTCTAGCCGACTATCAATATAAGAATGCATTTGTAGCAGATCACGAACTTAATGTCGTGGCTTGTATGACAGAACTTATGGCAAATGTGGAGTTTCAATGAATACAGAAATTATAATTTATAATATTATCTTTTGGTTTTCATATTATTGGATATGTTCTTTACCAGAACGTGTAATTCAAAAACAGATAGATGGGGCTAAAGATGTCTAATTCAATTATTTTTGACTTTGAAACATTATCTACAAATAGATATAATTGTGTTGTGGTTTCGTTAGCTGCTCTTAAGTTTTCAGAAGATAATTTTACCACTGAAAATGGATATTCATTTGATGAATTAGTAGAATCTGCAAAGATTATTAAGTTTGATGTTCAAGATCAAGTAAAAAATCATAATCGTGTTATTGATAAGAAAACATTAGAATGGTGGAACAAGCAGGGTCCCGAAGCAAAGAAACAGTTAATTCCCTCCGATCAAGATCAATCTATTACAGAGCTTTATGATTTCTTTGTTTCTACAATTGCTGATATGACCTTTAAAAGTAAAGTATATACAAGAGGTAATAATTTTGATCCTATTATATTTGAAAATATTATGGATCAACTTCATAAACCTCAACCATATTCTTTTTGGCAACTACGAGATACTAGATCAATAATAGAAGGTTTGTCTTGGGGTAGCGAATTAAAAAATAATTTTATGCCTGAAGGCTGCGATAACTTTATTCATCATGATCCAGTTCACGATATTGCATTAGATGTTATGAGAATGCAAACATTAGTAAGGGCTATATCATGAATCATTTTGATTATTTAAATAGTATTAACTATTCTAAAGAAAATATTATGCACGATAATCTTGATGAGAAAGCATATAATTCTTTTATGGTTAATCGTGGTTTATCTTATTTCAATGATACAGTTATCTATGCAAATGAGATGAATAGATATGCTCATATAGATTCTAAGTTACAATATGATTTTCTTAGAACTCTAATTAGAAAACGTAAAAGATTTTCAAAGTGGACAAAAGAAGATAAAAATTCAGATATTGACTTAATAAAAGAATATTATGGCTATTCTAAAGAAAAAGCATTTCAAGTTTTGCCATTACTATCTAAAGAACAACTTACGTTTATTAGTAAAAAGTTGAGTAAGGGTGGTAGAAAACCCTAAAAGTTATATATTATAAATAGTTTTATCATGAAAAGAATCATGTATTATAACTATAATAATAAATTTACGTGAGTTGAAGATATGAATGAAGTCAATAATGAGTTAGTGAAATGGACCCCAGAAACTATGTTAGAAGTTTCTCTTAATGAACCTGATGATTTTTTAAAGGTTAGAGAAACACTTACACGCATCGGCGTTGCATCTCGAAAAGAAAAGAAATTATTTCAGTCTTGTCATATATTACATAAGCAAGGCAGATATTTTATAGTTCATTTTAAAGAACTGTTTTTATTAGATGGTAAAAAATCTAATTTAGAAGAAGGCGATGTTGCTCGTAGAAATACAATCGCCACTCTTATGTCTGATTGGGGCTTGGTTACAATCCAAGATGAAAGTAAAGCGCAGCCTTTATCTCCCCTAAGACAAATTAAAATCATTCCTTTTAAAGATAAACAGGAATGGGAACTATGTCCAAAGTATAATATTGGACGTAAATAGAATAGCAGCTATTCACTAGAGTAATAGCTAATCATTATAAATAATAGTGGATGCAGTTTTGCTGGTCCACTATTAATTCTTGCTTGACAAAAAGGAGAAAACAATGACAGGCATACAAACACTTTTTCCACGTTCATCTTTTGTTGGCTTTGACCATCTGTTTAACGAGTTAGAATATACAGCTAAACATTCAAAAGATCATTATCCTCCACATAATATTATTAAAACTGATGAGAATGATTATCTTATTGAACTTGCTGTTGCAGGATTTTCTAAAGATGAACTATCTGTTGAGGTTAAAGATAGAACTTTAACGGTAGTGGGAGAACACGTCTCAAGGGGTCGTGAGTTTATTCACCGTGGAATTTCCACAAAGAAATTTAAACGCACATTCCGGCTGTCTGAGCACGTACAAGTGCACGGAGCAGATATTCAAGACGGCATACTTGCAATCGAACTGAAGTATGTTGTCCCAGAAAATCAGCGTCCTCGTAAAATCAATATTGGTAAAAACGAGGAAAACAATGACACAAGCAATACTAACAGCCCACAGTTACTCAACGAGGGCAATTGAATCCATTATAGAAGCGTTTAGAACTTTTAAACAACATCGTTCAGAACGTAAAGTTATTAAAGCAACAGAAAGAGAATTAGGCAAATTATCGGATTATGATTTAGCAGATATTGGTCTTACACGTGGTGACATTTATACTGTTGCCCGCCGTAAATCAACTATCGAAAACGCTAGAACTAATAACAATCTAAGAGGTTGGGTCTAATGACAGCTTTAGTAGCAAACTATGTCTTCTCACCCTTGTCGGGTTTGTGGTCTTCATTCGATCGGTTTACGCAGACGATTGGATACTCCAGAGCGGCAGCGGAGCTCGCAAGAATGGGGCTTCACGAGGAGTCTCGGAAGTGCATGATGGAAATACAAAAATTACATGATAATTAGTAATCCATATAAATAAGCACAGAGGGCGGGAGATCGCCCTCTTAGTCACACACAACACACAAAATAGGAGATGTAAATGATTTTTACATACAAACAATTTATGGACCATAATAAAACTTTCTATGAAGAAATGGTCGACTTAAAAGTAGCCGGATGGGATACTTTTAGCAAAGCAGCAAATGCTTACACTTTTAACTTTTATAAAGATCAACTTAAAGCTATGGACGAAGCTGTTCATAAGCTTGCAACAGATATGAAGGGTTACGTCAATGACTAATAAGAACCCATTTGAAATTAGAGCAGACATGCTCAAACTAGCAAAAGATTACATGGATCAGCAGTATAGTATGAATGTACAGCTGATGAATGATATGTACGAACAAGGCAAGAAAAACTACGAAGAAGTACAAGAAGCATATAAAATGTATTCTATGGATGATTTAATGAATAAAGCAAAAGAAATGTATTCTTTTGTATCAGATAAAAAATAGGGAAAAATATGAAAAAATTTTTAGTTTTTATTACTGCAGCCATGATGGCTACAACTGTCTTTGCGGCAGATAAAGTAAAAGTCGGATTTATTTATGTTGGACCAACCGGAGATCATGGTTGGACATATAGACATGATATCGGTCGTCAACAGGTAGAAAACGAATTTGGTGATCGTGTTGAAACCACATTTGTTGAAAGTGTTCCAGAAGGAGCTGATGCTGAACGTGTATTAACACAGATGGCAATGCAAGGAGCTGACATTATCTTTGCTACATCTTTCGGTTATATGGATCCAGTAATGAACGTGGCTGAAAAATTTCCAGATGTAAAATTTGAACACGCAACTGGTTATAAAATGTCCGATAATGTTGCTAACTACGGATTACGTTTATATCAAGCTAGGCATGTTCAAGGCGTTATTGCAGGTATGATGACAAAAACCAATAAGATTTGTTATGTCGCCTCGTTCCCAATTCCAGAAGTTATGCGTGAAATTAATACATATTATTTAGGTGCAAAGAAGTATAATCCTGATGTAGAAATTGCTATTACATGGGTATACACGTGGTATGATCCAGGTAAAGAAAAAGATGCTGCAGTAGCTATGATTCAACAGGGTTGTGATGTATTAGCACAGCATACGGATTCACCCGCGCCTTTACAGGCAGCACAAGAAGCCGGTATTGTAGGATTTGGCCAAGCATCAGATCAAGCTAAGTTTGCGCCAAAAGCACAGTTGACGGCATCTATTGAT